TGGGGGGGGGGGCGCGGGGGGGGGGGGGGGGGGGGGGGGGGGGGGGGGGGGGGGGGGGGGGGGGGGGGGGGGGGGGGGGGTGTGGGGGGTGTGGGGTGGGGCAACAGTATCAGACTCCTCCCCCCCGATCACTAATGCGTGAGGCCCTTAGTCTTAGGATGCCTAAAGTGCCAAAGGAACTCTAGGTTAGTACAGTTCAGCAGGTTACCGTGTATGTGAGGTGGTGGGAGTTGAACCCACGCACCTCGGTCAGGTTACCCTATCTGTTTCTTTCTTTCTCATAAAGGTCTATCGCCTTATTGAGATGTCTTTTACCATCCTCTGTACGCATAACTGGATGTTCTGCTGCGTACATAAGTCCATATACCGCAGATGCACCACAGCTTGGACATTCATACTTGATGGCATCTGGTTCACAGCCATCTCTTTCCTTTCCACAGGTGTAACAAAACCCAGGATTATCAAGGCTAGTATACTGTTCTACTAATGCACGGGTAACACCTTTGATGAATACTATCTGTTGCTTTTTTGATAGTCTCATTTTATGTTCCCTCCCTGACAATTGCCTTATGATCGTTAATGATCTCTTCTCGCCTGACGTCTAAGGCAAGCTTGACAAACGCTTCTGCAACTTTAAATCTCCGCATTGCATGGCCGTTTGGATGCCTCGGATCGTCTTCGGGCATCGGCTCCAGGGACACGATCATTTTGTATACCGTGAAGAGTGTCCTGCTTACTTCTAGATGTTTCTTACGTCTCGGTCTCATACCAATCTCCTTGGCAGCACCTACTCGTTGTAGAGACGAGCAGGTGATGCATGTAAAGTGTACTAAAGGATACCGCAGGAAGTCCTCGCTTCCTGAACGGTTTTGAAAACCTGAAGGTTAGTGCTTTCAGATTTTATACTGTAGACAACCACTTGTCTCTCAAAGCGTTTGATAACGAGGCCATGGGCCAGAAACAATTTGGTTACCTTTTGGGAGGGCTTCAAATCATGCATTGAAGTGATCCTCCCAACACGGGGGACATATACCCGTCTTAACTACCTCACGAGCATCCGCACTTAGACTAGGAAGAACATCCTGTATGAGTGCTTCTGGGCGAGTTTTGTAGTCGATAAACTCCTTCATGGGAATGCCACAAACAACATGTGACGTTTCACACCAAGGACACTCTTTGACTATATTTGCAGTAGCCATAACTAACTCCTTTGTGAGGGAGCAGGGCGGTGAGTCCCCACTCCCTCGGTTGAAGGGAACTTTAGTCTACGCTAACCCAGGATGACTTAATCCTTTGCGTATCTGTTAGCTTTGACTATGTGTAGTTCCTCTAACCCGCATTCAATATCAAGTACCTTGATATTACGAGTTAGAAGCTTCACCCTTTGAGCCTTCTCCTTCTTCTCCTGCAAGAAGTCCGAATGGAGTTGGTTCAAAGGAACCTCCTCTACCTTTGCGGATAATCCCAATGCTTTCAGCTGAGAATCTGAAAGATTCTCGTATGCATTCTGCACGTGTCGATGACCTTCACCGTCAAGGACTGTGGCTATCGGCATAGTACTCTTCGTGATCTTGACTTCACGCATACGGTTCATAAGAACCTGCATACGGTCTGATACAGGCAACATCTTGTTCGACTTCTTAGAAGTCAGAGCAGGATTAAGCTGTTCCAGTAGGAAATCAACCTCATCCGTGTCTCTCTTAGGATCAAGAAAGAATCCACACATCGTATACAGGTCGACGTATGTGTTTACACGGTTTCTCCCAGAGGCCCCATACTCCTTCTTACTCGCCAATGGTGCTGGCGTGTATCTAGTATAGGTTGTAAGGGTCTGCTGCTTCGCATCTTCATGGAAGTGGATCACTGGACTCTCGTCACTATCAACAGCTGACTGAGCATTAGACCTAGCTTCCGATGCAACCTTCTTAGTTGTGTTAGCCAAGTTGAAAACTTGCTCACCCCTAAGAACGTTGGTGTTGCCAGATACAAACTCCTCGACTACTTCAGGAATGCTGAGGTTGTGAAGCCTCAACTCCTCATCGTAGTCAGCGTACCTAGTTTCCCTAGCAGTGTTACGTTGGATATCGTAGAAATCACAGAGTGCTCTGTTGATTCCTGCGTTTTTCCGATCTGGATCTTTCGCTATCTTAGCCGAAAGCGATCTCGCCCCTTTCAAGGCAGCAAGAACAGTCTTATCCTTATCGTGGCCCGCCTGTGTCTCGGTTTTAGCCTCGACCGCAGCGGCCTGTCCAACGCTTCTTCCCACAGTTTTAACGTAATTGTCGAAACTGATGGACCCTACTTTGGCTGTATTAGCCATGGTTACTACTCCTTCGGGGACCTTTCGTCCCCGCAAAGGTAACAGGCCAGACCCTTGTGGTCTGATCGCCTGGGTGGGTTTTAACGTGACCACCACACGGTACAACAAAACTTGTTAGGCGATTGGTAACCTGCTGTCGACCAAGATCTAATAGAGACCAACCCAACGTCCGTCCTCACGGATAGGCCATGCTCGTGCTTACAGGCGAACCGTGAACTAGCGTTCGCTCCTGCCACGAGGCTGAAGGGTTGATCTCCTCTCTATTAGTAGGCAGACCTTTCCACTCGTGGTAGATGGTGAGCCTCACCCCTCGGAACTAGCAGGAGAGATCATCATCCCATCACGGGGATTATAGTATAAGGATTGCAATCCCTTAATCGGAGTATTCAAGCTATTAACTTATATACAAAAAAAAGGGGGCTGCTGCCTTTCTTGGTCGATCATTTGCCGAACGGTCCGCTGGCGGGGCAACACATCTTCGACTCGTCGTAGGGGAGGAGGAGAGGCTATTTCTAGCCATCTGGGATTTTTATACCTTGCTCCCGCTAGAACACCCGATGTTTGGTCCTTCGGCTGACTATTCTTGATTTTCACTATGAAACAAAATAGAAAACCCTTTAGGGCTTCAGTCTAGGTATTTTGTCTAGGTATGCTACACCGCCTAGACAAAATGGCTAGATTTTCTATCTTTTTTCATCGTTAAAATCAAGGATGGCTCAGTCAGGCGAAGGGCTAAACATTGGGTGTTCTAACGCTGAGTAAGGTGTCAAATCACAGATAGATAGAAATGGTATCGCCTGTCTCTACGGTGAGTTGGAGGTGTGTTGTCGTGCTAGTGGACTGGTCGGTGAATGATCGGGCAAGAAAGGGGGTTGAAAAAAAAACAGGGCGAGGGAGGGCTTTTTGGGGGTGGAGGGGTAGCTCCATGCTTTTGCTTTTGGGGGCTTTTTGGGTTCGCTGGTGACCCCAGTAGGGTGGTCCCCCCCGCTGAGGAGTAGGGAGAGGCGATACCATAAAACACTGTTTTGCACATCCTACAGCAAAAATTTAATGTTTACACCTCTCTCTTCTCTCTCTCACACCATTTCTCAGGCACCATAATAACTAACTTAGTTATCTAGAATAACATTAGGTTAGGTTATAAGTCTAGATATTTAAGTCTAAGTTACCTAGTATAGATTATCTATATAGGTAATAATAGATAATATTAACTAAGGGGAGTGTTTTGTGAAGGCTCGAATACATGTAAATCAGCACAACATCAAATACAACAAAAAAAACCCTAGTGACTCCCGTCCTGTGTTTTCTATTAAAACATACAAGGACAATACATACACCGATTCAATTCAGATTAATGGACCCAGTAAACTTGTGTACTCTCCTGGAAAGTCATTATCATGTGGTGCCCACGTATGGATTGAATGTAAACGAGAAGATCTTGTAATTGATGGCTGAAAAAGTTTTTGAACCAATAGTGTTAGAAGATCTTCTTTATGTTCTTGCGGAGGCCGTGGAAGCTTACCAGATTGCTGCTATGCGTGATCGGAGTGGTTACATAGCTCGTGGCTACACAGCCGAAACATTAATTGAAAACTTTCCTAAATATTTTTCCAGACAAAGTAGTGGCAAGGCAAAGTATATAGGAAAGAGTGCTGATGAGATTTTGGAAAACTACCTTCAAGGATTAGGTTATAATCGTAATAGTCATAAGTGGTATAAACTTGCACAGTATGTTGTTGACTTAGCAACGGAGGAGGTAAAGGATGTCGAAAGCTATCTCAGAGAAACGAAGGCAAAAAGACAAGGAAGCAATCGCTCACGTAATGAGAGGAAAATCAGGCGTGGCTAAACCCTCTGATAAATTACACAGATATGGTCAACTGCTTATGGAGTCTCAGCGTGCAGCAAAGAAGAACAAAACAGAACTTGCCGAAAAACTAAGAAAAGAGGCTGAAATAATTTTTTATCATTTTCAAACTGTTATAGATTAATGAGTCTAGATTTAGCCACAATAACCAAACGGCTGGATACACTGGCACCTGATACCCGAAAAGAAGTTCTTATTTTATTAGATGAACTGTCAGATGCCAGAACAAGAACCATTGCACACACAGACTTTCTTGCTTTTGTAAAAGAAGTTTGGCCCGCCTTTATTGAAGGTGACCATCACAAGGTCATGGCAGATGCGTTTAATAGAATTGCAGACGGGTCCCTGAAGAGGCTAATTGTAAATATGCCTCCTCGTCATACAAAGTCAGAGTTTGCATCTCATCTTTTTCCAGCATGGTACCTTGGAAGGTTTCCTGATAAAAAAGTAATTCAGACTGCACATACTGCGGAGCTTGCTGTAGGCTTTGGTCGTAAGGTTCGTAACCTTGTTGGCTCAGAGGATTATCAAAAAATATTTAAAGATGTTGCACTTAGTACAGACTCTAAGGCTGCGGGAAGATGGAGTACAAATAAGCAAGGAGAATATTTCGCTATTGGTGTAGGTGGTGCCGTAACAGGTAAGGGTGCAGATATCTTAATTGTTGATGACCCGCATTCTGAACAGGAAGCTGCATTAAACGATCCTTCGGTATATGACAAAACATATGAGTGGTATACCTCTGGTCCTCGCCAAAGACTACAGCCTGGCGGTGCGATATGTTTGGTAATGACCCGTTGGTCAAAAAAAGATTTAACGGGAAGTATTATGAAGGCATCTATCCAAAGGGGTGGTGATGAGTGGGAGGTTATAGAATTTCCTGCCATACTTCCTAGTGGCAAATCTTTGTGGCCTGGCTTTTGGCCACTCGACCAATTAGAAGCACTGAAGGCAGAACTACCTATTGGTAAGTGGAGTGCCCAGTATCAGCAAGATCCTTCGTCAGAAGAAGGTGCAATTATAAAAAGGGAGTGGTGGAAAGAGTGGACACAGAAACGGCCACCCCCTTGTGATTTTATTATTCAATCTTGGGATACTGCATTTCTTGCAAAGGAAACTGCTGACTATAGTGCGTGTACCACCTGGGGGGTTTTTACAGATGAAGATAATATATCAAGTATTATTCTTTTAGATGCATTTCAGGAGAGATTAGAATTTCCTGATCTTAAGGCACGTGCTTATGAAATGTATAAAGAGTACGAACCTGATGCGTTTATTGTAGAAGCTAAAGCTGCAGGGACTCCATTGATATTTGAATTGCGTCGCATGGGTATACCTGTGGGTGAGTATGTACCCAGCAGGGGTAAAGATAAAATTGCTAGAGTAAATGCGATTTCAGATTTATTCTCCTCTGGGCATGTGTGGGCACCAAAAACAAGATGGGCAGAATTGGTAGTTGAGGAGTTTGCTGCCTTTCCGACTGGTGATCACGACGACTTGGTTGACTCTTCTACGCAAGCTCTTTTAAGGTTTCGTCAAGGAGGATTTATAAGGATAGCAAGCGATGAAGAGGAAGAAGAGTTTCTTTTAAATAGAAAAGCAGATTATTATTAATGGTTGACTCTGGAGTTATATTTTCTCATTGTGTATGTCATACAATAATGCAGAGGAATAGCCTGTGGCGATAGACAAAGCAATTGAACCTATTATTAGTGAGCTTGAACAACTTGGTGTAAGTCCTGAAGAGATTGCCCAAGAAGTGACGCTTGCTGAAGAAGAGGCTGATGGTGAATCACTGTTAGTCGAAATGGATGATGGCGGCATGATGGTCGACTTTGATCCAATGGCTGATATGATGATGCAAGAGGATTCGTTTGATTCCAATCTTGCTGACTTTATAGACGAAGGCGAACTACAAAGCCTTGGTTCAGAACTTGTTGGAAAATTTGAATCCGATAAATCCAGCAGGGGTGACTGGGAACAAAGCTATGAACAAGGGCTAGATCAGTTAGGCTTGGAGATTGAAGAGCGTACAACCCCATGGGCTGGAGCATGTGGCGTATTTCATCCAATGCTTTCTGAGGCAGTAGTGCGATTTCAAGCCCAGACTATTCAAGAGATTATGCCAGCACAGGGTCCAGTCAAAACTCATATTTGGGGCAAGTTTACTCCTGAAAGAGAAAAGCAAGCAAAGCGTGTTCAGGAATATTTAAATTACCAACTTATTGAGGTAATGACTGAGTATCGCTCAGAAACAGAAAAACTACTTTTTAGTTTGCCTCTTGCTGGTTCTGCATTTCGTAAGATTTATTTCGACCCTTCGTTGGGCAGACCTACTTCTATGTTCGTTCCTGCTGAGGACTTTGTAGTTGCGTACAATGAGGGAGAGTTACAACATGCAGAACGATATACACACGTAATGAATCGTAGCACTAATCAGATTAGAAAGTTACAGGTTAGTGGATTTTATCGGGATGTAGAACTAACGCCCTCCAATATAGAAGACAATTCTATTACAGATAAATACAATGAAATTGGAGGCGTGCGTCCGTCTTACGAAAATGATGAGCGACACCAACTTCTTGAAATGCATGCCGATATAGACTTACCTGGATATGAGGACGAAGACGGGGTTGCGTTGCCATATGTAATTACGATTGATAAAGGCAGCGACACCGTTCTTTCTATTTATAGGAATTGGTCTGAAGAAGATCCGCACAGAGTGAAAAAACAACACTTTGTACATTACGGCTACGTTCCAGGAATCGGATTCTACAACCTTGGCTTAATCCACATGATTGGAGGATTAGCCAAATCTGCGACCAGCTTACTTAGACAGTTGGTTGATGCGGGCACACTATCCAATCTACCTGGAGGTTTGAAAACTCGTGGACTTAGAATCAAAGGCGATGACACGCCTATCATGCCAGGAGAGTTTAGAGACGTTGATGTCCCAGGCGGGGCGATTCGTGACAACATCACCTTCCTTCCTTATAAGGAACCTAGTTCGGTCCTTTATCAGTTACTGGGTAATATCGTCGAAGAAGGCAGACGCTTTGCGTCAATGGCCGACCTTAAAGTAGCAGACATGAATCAAGAGGCTCCCGTGGGAACTACTCTTGCAATCATGGAAAGAGCTATGAAGGTGCAGTCTGCTATTCAGGCGAGAATACATGCAAGCCTAAAGCAAGAATATAAAATACTATCAGAAATAATTGCTGACTATACAGATCCCGCTTATCCCTACGAAACAGATGAGGGTGAAGCAATTAAGCTTGAGGACTTTGATGATCGCATAGATGTTGTGCCAGTGTCTGATCCTAATGCATCAACCATGGCTCAAAGAATTATGCAATATCAGGCTGCACTGCAATTGGCTGCACAGGCTCCGAATCTTTATGATATGCCATTGCTTCATCGTCAAATGATGGATCTAATAGGTATACCTAATGCTGACAAGGTGGTTCCGAACCAAGAAGAAGTGCCACCTAAAGATCCTGTAACAGAAAATCAAGACATGCTTACACTTGCTCCTGTTAAAGCGTATGAATATCAGGATCACGAAGCACATATGCGAGTTCATATGGCACTTAAGAATGATCCGCAACTTGCACAGGAGGTTCAGAACAGTCCTTCGGGTGGTGCAGTAAGCGGTGCGTTGGATGCACATGTTCGTGAACACTTGGCATTTGTATTCCGTAGGCAGATAGAAGAAGAACTTGGAGCACCACTTCCACCAGTTGGAGAACCGCTACCTCCGAACATAGAAAAACAACTTAGTGTTATGATTGCCGACGCTGCTGATCAAATGATGGGCAAGAAACAGCAGCAAGCACAGGCTGAGCAGATGGCAGCACAGCAAGAAGATCCAATTGTGAAACAAAGAGAGCGTGAGCTTGATATTCGTGAGATGGATGTTCAAAGGAAACAGCAAGTTGACCAAGCAAAACAACAATTAGATACTGCTAAGCTTGATCTTGATCGGGAAAAAGCAGTGGCAGGCATAGATATGGATGAAAAAGAGTTGGCCGCCAAGGTTAATTTGGAAACACAGAAGCTTGCAGCCGATTTAGAAAAGTTTGAAGCCGAACAAGAGGCTGAAGGATTTAAATTTGGTGTTGATACAGACAAATTTATGGCTGAATTAGCAGAAAAAGAAAAAGGAAAGGAGCCTAAAGGTGGGTGATGATGTTTTATCTTTACTTAAAAAGAGAATTAGAAGCCAAATGAACGAAATTGCTGATCATTTGGCAGTAGGCTCAGCGTCAGACATGGAGGAATACCGTAAAATGTGCGGAGTTATAGAGGGTTTGGCGTATGCAGAGCGAGAAATTATTGATTTAGAGGATAAGTTGAGGGATATGTAACCTTGAAGTGGAAAACTTCGATTCGACTTGCTCAGTATTTTGGTATAATTTCTGACGAAGAGGCAGACGAGTGGGTTGACCCAGAAGAAGTACCATTTCATTTTGAGTTTGATGAAGAGGGACGGCTTTGGGCAATCCCTAAAAATGAAAAAGTTAGTAAAAAAAGAAAACCTTCTAATTAGAAGAGCAACTTCCGTAAGGATGCCACAATTTAACGAGAGGTCACATGACTACACTCGCACAAGAAGTAGAAGATACCACACTTGCCGAAGAGAAAGAGTTTCTTCGGACTGCATCACAGCTACCTGAGCCTTCAGGTTACAAATTATTGATTGCACTTCCTGAGATAGACGAAACAACAGAGGGTGGCATCATAAAATCACACACATCCCAGCATGAAGAGTCAATTTCTACCGTTGTAGGGTTTGTGTTGAAGGTTGGAACTGATGCTTACTCTGATTTTAGTAGATTTCCCACTGGTCCTTACTGCAAAGACGGTGATTGGGTGATATTTAGGGCTTTCAGTGGCACTAGAATTAAAATTCATGGTAAAGAATTTCGTTTAATCAATGATGACACTGTAGAGGCGGTCGTAGAAGACCCCAGAGGCATAGAAAGGGCTTAATATGAGTGAAGAAACGGGAAGATCAAGCAATGAAGACAGGTTTTTAGGTGTAAGAACGACAATTGATCCACCAGAACCCGAATCGGCTGAGTCTGAAGCTGCAGAAGTCGATATTGAGGTGGTTGATGACCGACCAGAAGAGGATCAGAGGTTTGCACCTGCTGCAGGGGACGAAGATGAGCTTGCTGACTACGGAACAAAGGTTCAAAAACGTATTAACAAGCTAAAAAAACAATTTCACGAAGAACGTAGGGCAAAAGAGTCTTCGGAAAGGCTATCTAACGAAGCTGTCAACTATACACAGCAACTTCAGGTAGAAAACCAAAGATTAGTGAAGTTAGTTCAGGATTCTCAGTCTGCATTGACGCAACAGGCAAAAAATCGTGCAGATAACCAGCTTTTACTTGCTGAAGAAAACTTTAAGAAGGCACATGGGTCAGGTGATGCGGATGCTATAGCTGAAGCACAGAAGAACTTGACTAATGCACAGCTTGCTCAAGCATATGCACCTTCGGTGTCTAGAAAAATTATAGAAAAGTGGAAACAAGATGTAATGGCCCAGCAGGGGCAACAAGAAAGCGAGCAACCTTATGATCCAGCACCTGCTATAGAGCCTGACCCTAAAGCAGTAGAGTGGCAGGGAGCTAATGAGTGGTTTGGCACAGATACAGAAATGACAAGCTTTGCTTATGGTGTACATGAGCGACTTGTAAATGAAGGTATTGACCCAGACACTGATGAGTACTATCAATTAATTGATAAACGTATGGGAGAAGTTTTTCCGTCGCATTTCGGTGGAGACACTCAAGTTAGTGTCGAAGCTGCATCTACTCGTAAAAGAGCAAATCCTGTAGTTGCTCCCGCTTCTAGAAATAGTGGTGGAGCGATTCAGAGAAAAGTACAATTGACACAAACACAGGTAAGACTCGCTAAACGCCTGGGCTTAACACCACAACAATATGCGACACAACTGATGAAGGAGATGGTCTAATGGCTAAAAAGCGTGCTGCCAGGAAACCCAGAGAACTAGAGACTCGTAAAAGTGAGACTCGTAGTAAATCATGGGAACCTGCATCAACTCTACCAGATCCCACCCCACAAGATGGCTGGGTATTTAGGTGGATAAGAACATCAATGGTTGGAAGTGCGGACAATACCAATGTTTCCAAGAGACTTAGGGAAGGTTGGGAACCAGTTCGTGCTGAAGATCATCCCGAACTCCAGATTATGAGTGATCATAAATCTGAGTGGGGTGAAAAGGGAAACATTGAGGTCGGTGGACTGCTACTCTGCAAGGCACCCGAAGAGGTGGTACAGGAAAGGCGTGAGTATTTTAAGAAGCACGCTGATTCACAGATGCAAGCCGTTGACAACAGTTATATGCGTGAGAACGATCCTCGGATGCCAGTTCTCGCACCTGATAGAAAGACTCGTGTGGCGTTTGGCGGTAACCGCTAACGTCGAAATTATGAAAATTAAAGAAAGGCAATAAACTTATGGCTTCTTCAGCAACACCGTATGGAGCTAGACCAATTGGTACATTGAGTGCATCAGGATCGTATACGGGTTCGGTGCGTCATTTACCAATAATTACCACATATGGAACCGCTATTTTTAATGGCGATTTCGTTAAGGTTGCAGCAGACGGTACGATTGCAAAAGATACTGGTACTGCTACCTTAACTACTTGTGGTATTTTTATGGGATGCTCCTATACGGACCCAACAAGCGGGCAAAAGACGTTTAGTACACAGTGGCCTGCATCAAATGCAGCAACAGATGCAATGGCTTATGTACTCGACGATCCTATGGTCGTATTTCAGATGCAAGGAGACGACGGCACTGGTTTGTATAATACAGATCGTGGTCTAAATGCAGCCGTAGTTCAAACAGCTGGTTCTACTTCTATTGGTAAATCTAAAAACACATTGGATCGAAGCAGTACGGCTACAACCGATACGTTGCCTCTTCGTATCCTGGATTTTGTTGATGGACCTGATAGTAAGGCTCCAGTAGGAACGACAGTCAGTGATGCTTACCCTGATGTCATAGTTAAATTTAATGCGGCTAAAGATACTAATGAGTGTCCTCATCAGTATATGACTGCAACTGGGGTATAAGGTAAAATAAATGGCTATATCAAGAGCACAACTGCTCAAAGAACTATTGCCTGGACTTAACGCCCTCTTTGGAATGGAGTATGCACGTTATGATGACGAGCATGCTGCACTCTATGAGACTGAAAGTTCAGATAGGTCCTTTGAGGAAGAAGTAAAGCTTTCGGGCTTCGACGCTGCTCCCGTTAAAGATGAGGGATCAGCAATTTCTTACGACGCTGCACAGGAGAGCTTCACGGCTCGCTACAACCATGAGACTATCGCCATGGGCTTCGCTATTACAGAAGAAGCTATGGAAGATAATCTTTATGACTCCCTGTCGGCTCGTTACACTAAGGCTTTGGCTCGTGCCATGGCCCATACTAAGCAAGTGAAAGCAGTAGTTCCGCTTAACACTGGCTTTGATACTTATCAGTCTGGCGATGGGGTATACTTGTTTAGTGCGTCTCACCCACTAGTTAGTGGTGGAACAAACGCTAATATGCCCAGTACCCATGCTGACCTCAATGAGACTTCTCTTGAGGCTGCGGTAATTCAGATTGGCAAGTGGACAGATGAGCGTGGTCTAATGATCGCTGCTCGTCCTCAGACACTTGTAATCCCACCTGATCTGCAATTCGTTGCGGCACGGGTGATGCAGTCTGATCTTCGTCCTGGAACTGCTGACAACGACATTAACGCTGTGCGTTCAATGGGTGTTGTACCTGGCGGAACCGTTGTAAATCATTATCTAACCGATACTGACGCATGGTTCTTGCTGACAGACGTTCCTAACGGAATGAAGCACTTTAATCGTGTAGCTTTGGAAACAAGCATGGACGGTGACTTTGA